ACCGAAATGAGCGTCCTCTCCCATAGCTCTCATAACTAAGGGTTCAACTTCGGGTTTAATAGTAGCGGAATATTGTGTTCCCACAGATCCGGCATATCGGGGCAGAGTAGTATTGGTATCATAAGTTTCGTTTCCACTGGTATTATTCAAAAACATATCTGTAACAGCTGTCGCAGAAAATCTATTGTAATAAGGAAATTCTAACTCGGCACCACCATTGGCTTGAGCTCTGAAAGCTTGAGATGGTTGATTTGGAGTCATATCCAAAGTACTTGAATTTAAATTTGTGGTATTGAAACCCACAAATGCAGTATATGCATTCATAGGCAAAGCAACCATGGATCCAACAAAACAAGTAAGAGGATTTGAATCTAACGAAACAACCTTCCATCTAACAGAGCCTCTATATAAAGCAAAAGGCACACCAATACGAGCAAAGTTATCAACGTTGAAACCTGAGGAAACTCTAGGTCCAGCGTTGACTTCATCCATAGGTATTCCATAAGGTAAAAAGTTAAAGAAAGACTTGTAAGCTGTAAGAGAAGTTCCAAGTACAATTCTAGAAAACTTTTTACCGACGGAAGCTAAAGATAAAACTCTTTCTCCAACACAAAATCTTGAAGGTGCGTCATCTTTGTAAATTTGGGAGTTTCCCATATTTGACGTGACAATTTGACACACATTCTTTCCCGATTGTGCAGTGAAAGAAGTAACTGGAACCCAAGAAGGATCAATAGGACGAGCTAATTCAAAGTCTTCAGCGGCAGAGGCTTCCATCATAATTGAAACGGAAGACGAAACTGTTGAAGGCGCAATAAGCGGGTTAAGTACCTTGAGAGATACATAACCATACATTCTATCTGCGGTATAAGTGGATCTGTAAGAAGAAAAAGATATATAAGGGATAACAAAAGAAAATTCGTTTCCATATCTAATATCAATAATCTCACGATGGGTATAAGCCGAAGTGGCTACTGTAGGATCTGGTGGAGAAGAATTACTCTGGAATTCAAAAGGCCAGAAAGTCATCAACAATCTGCCAGTGTGAAACTCCGTTTTGGCAATTTTAAATGTCAATTTAATGGATCCTCTGTACTCCCCAAAAAATGTGGATACATAAGCAAGGGGAGTCAGACTAGAATAAGGGACGGTTGAAATTGTTGTACTTCTAAAGAAATCTCTAGGAGACAACGTTATTTTCTTCAACAAAACATCCTCAGCATTACTAGTAGTCCATGAAATAACATCGAAATTGGCAGGAATAGACGCTATATATGATATAGCCATCTCATCCAAATCAGATCCTGCAAAACCTGGCATAAGTTCAAGTTCATTAGAATCCATATATCCAAGCTTAACAGAGTTGTCTGCTGTGTCGGCATTGGTATATCTATAAGAAATATATCTTACCATTTTTCCATCAACTGAAGAATTATGGGGTTTAGACCAACCAAAAACACCAGCAACTTGGGCGGCTATCGAAGTAGCCCAAGAAACTGGAGTCGCAATAGAAGACAAAAAAGGAACGGCAGCTAAAATATTAGCAGCCTTGGTAACTTGATTAAGTGTACCTTGAATAGGACCAATATTTTGCGAGTCCTGTTCAGTTTCCTGTTGTGAAACTCTACGTTTGACTCTGGTTTTGGATCTAACAGAGTTGGGATTAACGGGCATGGCTAAATCAACATTTTCAAAATGAGCAAAAACGGAATATGAAGCAGTAGTAGAACCAGATCCAGCGACTAAAGCTGAATATGGTACCAAAGTTACCGTCCCATTATTTCCAAACACAGGATAAGGACTAACATTGGGATCAATGGAAGCATATCCTTGTGCAGTGACATGAGGAATTGTTAAAGTAGCTTCAGTGTCGCAATTGAGATCGAACTCAACGTGTGGCAACTGTGTTAACTGGGTTAAAGTGAATCGACGAGTGGTATTGTAAACACCAATCTCCGCAACACTCACACCAGCTCCACCTGAAGGAATCCATGCTAAAATATATCTTCCTTGTTGGAATCTATTAGCATTAACTTGAACTGTAATGACAAGATCACCCCTAAAAGCCAAAATACCGGACAATTTATTTGCCCAAATAGGTTGGCCTAAAAGAAGTGATTGAGGTATAATCGCTTCATATACTGGTGTAGCAGTAGTATCTGTTGAAGCAAGATTTCCATATTTAACAATTTGAGGTTTAGCTAAAAAAGTTATAATGGATTGGTATACACCCGATCTCGCAGAATTTAAAATTCCGGAATCGAGTTTCTTATATTCTGACATTGATCCTTTTACAACTTCTGCATCATTTGTAGCATGCGATGTAGAAGAATTAAGTCCAGTGGCAGTAATATCTGTAGTACGTTCTGAGGTATATACTGATGAATCTTGCAAACCTGGAGTTGTCAACAACGGATCGGCATTATTCATAGTGTTCATGGTATCATGGGTATTAGGCGCGCATAAATTCAAATAATAACGTACGCTAACGTCATTATCGGGACTGTTTCCTGGATATTGGTGTCTCTCCGAGCCATCCTGGAAGTAAGATTGAATAATCAAGCTCTTTAACATGTGCTCCCTAACTATCTACAAATTATAGCAGTCAATTGTCTAAGTAGTAGCGGAACTTGAACACATGAGTTTGAGAATAGTTTAACGTCTTTTCTCATAGACGGGGGTATCTATTGGTTAGCGTCCTTAATCTCAAAATAAAGCTCTCTGCGCGAAGTGCACAATGGAGTTTTAAAATGATTTTGAAGACACAAATCGTGAACTAAATTAGTCCATTTTTCAAATATAGATTTATCATGTAAACATAATTCTCTATACACGGTATCAATTAGAAGTTCGAAATCTCCTTTCCATGTTGATTCGGACGATCGCCAATTTAACATATCAAGAATAACTTCTAAATCTAATGGCGCAACATATCTATGATCATATTCAGAAATCCTAAAACTTCTCTTAAGAAAAGAAATTTGTTTAAGACTTCTAAGATTCATAGAATGAAGCGTTTTTGTTTTATCCTCAGGCGTATATTGCATGCCAAAACAAGACATAACTGATGCCAAATGTCTCTCCGTAAATTTGTCTTTTAAAAACTCATTAACGGAAAAGATATTATCGTCACCATGAACTTGCAAATTAACATACATATCGAATTTAGATAAGGGTATATCAGGTACTAATTGTGTAAAACATAATCTAAACAACATTTGATTGTACAAACAATTTACAAAAGATGTCATTGGATGTCCGGATGGCATACCAGCCCACCACTGAACTAAATTATCTCTATTTATATGTCTTGAATGAACAAGCTCATAAAATAGGATATGTCTAATCCTAGAATCTGTTTCATTTCCTCCGTACCATTTATTTATGATGTCTAAAATACACCATAATATCTGAGGAACTTGTTTTTTGTCAAAACCTTTATAATCTCCAGCTCCAAAATAATTTTCACTATTTGAAACATGAAGCATTGATTTTGCCATATAGTCCCATTCTGATCCAAAAGGATTAACTCCCAAAGTGCAGCCATTGTCAATACGGTTTTTAAGAATCCATACTTGAAAAGCTCCAAAATACATACGCGATGCAATTAAAAGAGGCGTTGGAGAGGCTGAAAACATTCTAGTGTTTCCAGTCCTAGATTTCTCTAAGGATCTCTTCTCATCTTTTAAACAATCTGTAAATATATGAACTTTCCTTTTACCTTGGCTTGCACAATAAATAATATCTAAAACTTCATCTTTCAAAGCAAGGCTTTCAGCAGAAAATAAATCATACTCTTGACCATTACCAAAAAAGATCTGTTTTGATTTTAATCCTTTGCGCAAATTATACGGGTAACCTGCAGATGTGTTTCTAGGTATACTAGAAAACTCATGCACATCAGGATCACCCAAAACCGCAACATCGTAATTAAAAACTTCTTTTGCAACTTGCTTTGACGATCTATGACACAAAGAATCATATAAATTCCATTTAACCTTTTCAAGTAAAACTTCACTTATATGAAAATCTTCTGTACCATATGATGCTAAAGAATTGTGCATTGGATCTATCCTAACTCCTTCTTTGTCATAAAACGGAGAAAGTTTAGCAGGCGCTTTTGTTACGGGCGCAATACTACCGTAAAAAGGAGATCTTTTAAGCTTAGATTTTCCAAAAGAATTAGGATATAATCCTTGTGGAACTACGCCCATAATATCAACATTCTCAAAATCTGTAGGTACATAATCATGAGGTATCTCAATAACATCTTCTTCATACGTTTCTCCTGCGTTCATTATCAAAGTTTGTAATTCTTCGCGTCTTAATTTCGTGGACAAACCAACTCCTAAACTGGCCGAACCAGCTACATGAATACCTATTATGGCTCCTGTTCCTTTACTATCGTTTACAAATAGTACCGATCCACAATCTCCATATTCTGTGTGAGCAGGATATTGGAAGGCATCATATAAATCGTAACTCTCAAAATTCTCTTGAGCTACTTTGATTTTAGTTTGAGTTCGAGAATTAACATAATGATAACTAGGTGTTTCATTAGGAATAACTAACACAGAATCTACAGAAACATATCTGTCGAACTGTGTATCACTCGCTATGTGTTTCATTATATCTCTAAAAGGTTGTACTTTACGAGGCAAAGTTACAACTGTTAAATCTTTTGTTTCAATAGATGCATTTTCTTTAAAGCAATGCATTATATCATCTACAGTTATAACTATATGTTTACGTGTCGATTGAGAAAACTTCATAACAATATGCTCATCTCCTCTAATAGAACCATCATGAACATATGCTGATATCAAAGACATAAAATGATATGGAATCAAAATAGATCTTCCTCTTAAAGCTAAAGCATAACCCAATTGCATCTTTGAATGTTCGTTTACTCTTTTATCGGGAGTAGCTGGAATATAAAAAGATAATAAATTAGATTTCATTAATGAATCAACCAGAGCATTAAGATTTGTATTAGGTGATAACAATCCTTGCGGGTTCAAAACTGGATTTTCTCGGGGTGTTCTTTGTATAACATGTCGAGGTACTCTAGCTTTAGAACCTTGTCTTGAATCTGACTCAGGTTGTGCATCATGAGGAAAGAAGTAATTCTTAACAAAACTTAACGCCTCAATTATAGTTTTTGAAATGGTTGCTCCAATCCAAAAACAACTATAATATATACCAAAAGAAATAGGATAAGGTGCTATATTTATCCATATCCATTCGGCATAGGGTTCTAACTTTTGTCCAAAAGATCCTATAATGTTACCTAATGTAGCCATATATTCAATTATCTTATTGCACCAAGGAGGTAGCTCATCATTAAATTTAATACTCTTATATTTCTCTAATCCTTCACGGAAAGTATTAAATTTATATCTGAACTTTTCAAACCAAAACTCGTTTATATTTATATCAGAATAATCTGTCTCCAATATGAACTCAACAACATCATCAATTTTGTCTGGGTATTTCTCGGAATTTGAATCCATATGAGATAACACAGCCATAAAAAATGTATAATGATCTTGGTCTGAATATCGAGGATTAATTGAAATTTTCTCAGTATAAGTTTTTAAAAATATCTCATACCAATTAAATTTAGTCCAATCTCTTTGCATCAAGAATTTAGAATACAATTCTGGAACTTTAGCTCTTTGGGCCATTTCGTCGAAGATTTCATAAAAAGGTCTTTTAGATTTAACTGAAAAGAAGGATCTCTCTCCAGGTCGTCTTGCTTGAGGTTCAAACATCTGAATTTCAGAATCTGAAATTTCACGCTTGACTTCAAACTTATTTAAAGTTTCGTTTAAATCTTCCTGATACGTTGTATGTCTTGTTTTTTTAACCAAATAAATAGAATGAATTTTCTCTATTAATTGGTCAAAATTTAACTCACAACCCAAATTTACAAAAGCTTCTACTGTACAATCAGCTTTCTGTAGAGTTTTAAGTTGGAAAGAACAACAATCAGTAAGAAAATGTGTGTCTCCTTTTTCGTCACGAGGTAATTTTGTTGGATCCAATGTTCTACTCCAAGGTCCTTCGGTAGGATTCTTGGAGAATTCAGGTTTAATAGAAACATCAACCACAACATCCCATCTTCTCAAGAACGCACCAATTTCATGAATGCTTTCCAATTGGAAATTTTGTCTGTTTGTATTGGCTATAACAAAATCAGATTTAAAAAAGGTGTTACCTTTTAAATCTATCTTAGCACAATGCAATACGTATTCGAAAATATTGTTGGCTCTAATAATATTCATGGCTTCATTATCGGCGTTACCCGCTATATCTTTAGCCTGTAAAATATCATCAAAGAACGTGAATTTCTTATTGTTGTCGTACCCATCCCAATATTCATTTTCAGCTTGTCTATTGTAAATATAAACAGAAGGTTTCTCTTTATAAATAGCAAGTTCTTCAGGCGTTAAAGTCAATGCAGCTAAGGCATGTGCTATATGCTGAAGCAAAACAGATTTTCCTACACCTGGATTACCACGCATCAAGATTGATGTGGGCTCAGGGCGAATACCTGTGAACTTAAAACCAGTGGATAATAAATTATCTTTAGTTTTTGTAAGTTCGCGCAACATATTCATTAACACAGTTTTAACTCCAGATCCTTTACCAGAATTTGGAATAGATTTAACTATTTCATTTCCATCGTCTAACAATTGTCTTACTCTGTTCAATGTTTCATCAGTGGCAACAAGATTATCTTCTTCAGAATCTTGTAAAAATTTCTTAACATTTTCCATATAAGCATCTACATAACTAATGCCACATCTCAAAAAGAAAGGCGATTCATTAAAATAGGACTTTAAAAAGGAAAATATTGCCATTGCAAATATAGAAATGGCGCTACTTAAACATTTAACAGTGGGTATAATTTTTGCAACTTGGGTAAGCATGGCTGTCAATTTCTTAACATCCATTAATTTACCTACGTCGCTCAAACCCATAAACAAAGTTATGGCAGAAACAAACGCGGACGTAAAATCTTCAGGCTCTAAAGCTTGAGGATTTATTTCCGAATCTGATCGTAACCACTTCATTAAAGGTAATTTCAACACAAAATTTAATAGATTTGTGTATCTTGATAACAAAAACACGACTAAAGAAAAAACTGCTAATTTTTGTTTGTTTGTAGATGGATTAATATACATAATTAATGCACTACAAACAACTAAAATACCAATTTCTCCAATTTCAGAAAAAGCATCTGTTATCATTTTTTGAATCCTTGCTAAAATTGTGTCAGATTCATCATGCACATCGTCAATTCCAAGGCCGAAAACAGAATGATTTACGTATAAACCGTTTTCATTTATTTTTGCGACCTCTTCTGTAAGACGACCTACAGCTTCAAGAGTAGTTTGATCTAAACCAGTAGAGAAAAAAGCTTGAGGTCTAAATGTACTATCACTGCTAAATAATGAAGCGCAATGATTTTGCATTTTGTAATCTCTCATCATATTAATCACATTCGTACGAACGTAATTCTTTTCGGGAGAGCTAAAGCTTATAATCTTCTTCTTAGTTTCTTTACTCTTTTTAGATTTGTTCTTAGGTAAGAACGTTTTAAAATTTGGATCTTTAACTGTTACTTTAATGTCATCAATAGAAGATCTAGGTTGAACATTTATAGATTGCACAATCTTGGAATTTAAAGATTTACCGTCTTGTTTATTTATATTTTTTGTAATACGCTATTTGTTAACCTACCGTCAGTGTGTATTATTCCTAAGATAGGGGTTCTCATGGGATTTGTTGGGGCTGCCAAC